GCTTAAAGCTTCGTATTTGGAAACGACTTTACAAAAGATTGTACCGTCGTCTTTGCTACTACGTAGCCACCATTTCTCCTAACCTTAAACCGTTCAGAAAGAACGGCCGCAACACTATGCCTACTCAAACGTAGAGATAACTCTCTTAGTCTTTCAGCGTAGCGCAAATCAGGCGATTTAAGCTCACTAACCCGGTAATTAAACCGGCAATAGTTAAACTTAAACCAGCCCTGATCTGACACAGCTATCTTGGAAAAGATAGCCTGTGGATAACAAGCTCTGAATCTATCAATGTCATGATAGATTTTGAGACCTGCATCGTCAGGAAAATAGTTCGGAACAACTTTGATTTTGATCTTGTTGCTCGAACACAACTGCCACAGCCTGGTTAAAACACTCGACTCATATAAGTAATTACGTTCACCCCTAACCTTAACAAGGAGAGGGATGATTTTATTGTAAGTACTATAGAGCCAAGGTTCTAGCGCAGACATAGCAGTTGAGGTGGGGGCCTTGATGCTCATAGGCCTTACGTCAAATCCTCGGTTGTAATCACCACCGCAGGATTCCCTATAGCCAGGGAACGGATCGTAACAGGACTTGTCCTTATTAACGATAAAACCAACACTTTCCGCAATGGAAATAAAGTTGGCCGCGTTCTCTGTTGGCAGAATGCAATCATCACCAAAAACGGTTACCTTACTCTTCGAAAGAAGAGAGGGAAGCAAACCTAGCTTATGGCCAGGTTTGAGACTGTCATGGTGAACGACTGCAACTGCCATGCTATAAAAGATGAGCGTTTCAAGCGGAAAAGTAACCGCATTACCCATTGTTGAAAACATAGCAAGATCAACTAATGAACCATCATGGTCCATTTTCGATGATCTAACCATGTCACAACGATGAAACCAAGTGGGTGGCAGAAGCCACTTAACAAGGTCTATAGAGATACAATCAGAAGCAGAACTGAAGTCAATAGTGGAGAGATCTCCGGTTATTGATCCTTTCAGGGCTCGCTCTTTTTGTATCTCAGGTAAGATACGCACATCTAACCCGCAATCAGCGAGACGATGATACATGCATTCCATAAGGCCTTGTTGGAAAAACATATCCCAAGTAGGTTCTATGGCAATCATGCGATCGGTCTCGTTGTTTTTGGGGACAGTAGTAACATGTGAACTGTTTGAAACAGTGTACTCGGGGGAAGGACTCCCCGCTAAGCGATTATAGTCTATAATTGCTTCAGTCAATCGTGGATTGTACTGAGAGTATCTGTAACAAAGCAGCTTTACGCGCTCACTCCCGGAAATGGGATAAGTGAATTTTCCCTCAATTTCAGTGTTCGAGAAACGAACACCTTGAGAGACACCAGATGAATTTTTACATCTGTAAAACCACTCATCCTCTTCCAGCGGCGTAAGGATAGATCGAACGATCATCCTTGCAGTTCTCAGAACTTGAGATCTGTAATGTGTGTCGGCTTTTAGCTCGGGAAGATTCAACTTTCCGTCAGCTGTATAAGCCTTCATGTGTTCATTAACTTCCATAAATTTCTCTATGGCAGTTAACTTGCACTTCACATTGCCATCGGAATTCTCCAGACTCCTATACTTCTTCAGTATAGACTTCTTTTGAATTTCAAGGAATGGTACGAGCGCGTACTCGTGTG